AAAGAATATTCCAACTATCACCAGTTTCAGGAGGAAAAACACAATTCCAAAAACCGCCAGCTCCAGGAGCACTAATATAACCTTCAGATTCATCACCTAAAAGGTCTTCTTCTTGAACTGTTAATACAATACTTCCAGTAAAGTTAGTAGTATTTCCAGCTATAGTTAAAACATCTCCTACTTTATAACCTGTACCAGCGGTAAAAGTTAAAGTTGTAGCAGCAGTAGTACCACCAGTAATAGTTACAGTAGCAACAGCACCTGTTCCAGATCCACCTGTAGCAGATAAACTTGGAGTACCATTAGCTACCCATACCATTGATGATATATCTAGCTGTGTGTCAGTAGCAGCAGGTCCAATCGCCCCTGCAATAAAAGATCCACTAAGTGGAACTATAATACCATTTTGCATAATATATATATTTTAAGGGTTAAGATGGTTGAGCCGTATCAGCTACCGCAAATGGAGCTGCAGCTGCTAGAAAAAGACTATCGCCTAATATATCTGAAGCATTAATAACACCACCTGGTTTTTTATTTATTTTTCTCACAAGAGATTCTAATTGATTAGCTTGCAATTGTGTAATAGCCGAAGCTAATTTTACATTAACTGCCCAAACATTCGTTCCAGAAGATGAAGCTACATTGTAATAAAACAACACGTCAGCATCTGTTGGATCGTTAGCGGCTAATCCTACTCTGTATACATTTTCAACATTTAAGTGGAGGTCTTTATTAGCATCCACTTTAAATTTCATAAAGTTTGCCATAATTTCTATTATTATTTAAAGATTAATAAAGAGAGTGACAAAAGCCACTCTCATTATACAAAACTATACTGTAGCTTCAAATAATACGAAGTTATTAGCAGCTTGAGTAACTAAACATCTTTCTGTTAAGAAATGAACTGTCATAGCATCAACACCATCAGTATAAGCTCCACCAACTGAACCAGTGATCCAGTTTTTGTATCTTCGATCTTCAGTTTCAGAAGCTCTATATCTTACGTGTAAGAAAGGACGTCTGATATTTGATCCTAACATTTGATCGTAAACTGTAGTAGTTCCAGCAGGAATTAATACACCATCAATATTATTAACTAAACCTCTAGTAGAAGCATCGTTTAAATATTTCCAGTCAGTTTTGTAGAAGTCATAAGAACCTCTTCTAAACCCAGTAAAACCAAAGTTAAGTGCCATTTCTGATTCATTATCAAATAAACCATAAGAAGCAGCAGCAGCAGAAGCAAAATTACCGTTCATTGCAGCAATCATATCATCGAAATCAAGAGCAGAAGCTCTAGATAAGAATAACATATTTTCTTCAATAGCACCTTGCTTATCTAATTGCTTAAGGATAGCATCAAAATCACCCATAGCACCTGAACCTGGAGCAGCTGCACCAGCGAAGTTTTGATAAACATTACCTCTTGCTTCAATAGCTTTGAATAAACCTTGTGTACCTTTTAAGTTAGCAGTCCAACCACCACCTGGAACAACAGTGTGTCCAGCTAGTTCACCTTCAACTAACGCCATTTCCATATAATCTTCAAATCTTAGTCTTGTTTCAGACTCAGCTTTTAAATACCATAAGTATCCAGAAGTACCATCTTCAGTAGCAACCTCAATCCAACCAATTTGAGAAGCATCAGAACCAGAAACTTGGTACTTATCTCTAATTATAATTGGAGAATTGTTATACTCTTGAAATTCAGGAGTGATAGACTGCATTCCGTCATAAGGACTTCCAGTACCACCGCCACCTTTTTCAAATTCAGAACCGTATACAAACACGCTCATATCACCAGCATTAGTTAATCCAGTGAAAGCAGCAGCAATTGCAGCAGCAGCATAAGGAACAACTGTTAAAGTAACAATGTTAGCAACAGGTGCTGACACATTAGTTACTAAAGCTCTACCAGTACTTAAACCTGTAGCAGTGTCAGTATAAAGAATTGTGTTACCTTCTTTAATAGCGCAACTATCAGATGCTGTTGCAGCACCAGCTGAATTAATAGGTCCAGTAGTACTTAAGTCAATTAAGATAGTTGTACCAGTACCATAATAAGCTGTGTTGTAAGATACATGTAACCTAGACTGCTCAGACCAAATAACTTGATCAGAAGTCATAGGCATTTCTGCACCTACCATTCTCAAGAAACCAGATAAAGTTCTGTTTCCGTATCTTTCTACTTCAGCTTCGTAAAGCTCAGGTAGATATTGTTGTGCCCAGTCAGATGAACCATCAGCAAAATTTAAATAGTTACTATTTAATACTGTTTGTTCAGCAGCTGGCACTAATGACGCGGGGAAAGACCCGCTTGTTTGAAACGCCATAATTTTTGTTTTAAGTTTTAAGTTTTATTTTTTCTTGTTATTTTTAACTTAGAACTATTAACACCACTAATTGCTTTTACCTTCATTCCATTAATAAACATTTCACCAGAGCTAGTAGCTCTAATTTCATTTGATATATTTTTAGATTTAGCATTCATATCTCTAATTGCGTCAGTTTTACCTTGCTCATAAAAATGTTGTGCTATTTTATCGGCATTATTAGCAGTATATAAGGCTTTATGATAACCTCTGTAATCGTTGATTTCACCTTTTTTATCTAGGAACTTCCCAACAAAATTATTCAAATCAGATTGATTTTGAGCAACGTCACTCTTGTTATTTACATTATATCTAAAAGCTTTGTCACCAACACTATATTCAAAACCTTTGAATTCATCGGCAAACAACTTTTTAGTATTGTTTGTAAAACTTTCGTGACGCTGTTGAATCACCTTCTGTTCTTCGTTGTACCTATTGAAAAAGTCATTAGCTTTTTTTTGTTCTTGAGATACTGAAGGTTTCAACTTGATCTCTTCATAGTATTTATCTTTAGAACTATTTAAAAAGCTTTTGGCTTTAGCAATTTCTTCTTTATAAGCTAGTTTTTTCTTTTTAACCACTCTTTCATCTTCGTCTTCATCCCAAGCAAAATTATCGTCCATTAAAAATTCTACTTCTTCTGTATTTAGATGTGGTTTGCTTACACTATAATATTCTTTAAGTAATTGTTCTCCACCTAGTTTAGAATAATCTTTATTAAGTTTAACATAGTCTTCAACAGATCCACCAGTTTCCTTCATAAAGTCAACTAGTTTTTCTATGTTTTCTGGTAATTCTATTTGTGGATTTTCTTTTACTTCTTCTTTAATATCTTCTACAACCTGTTTAGTTTCTTCTTCTACTTTTTCATCTTCTTTTTTAACTTCTATTTCTTCTATAATAGGAGATTCTTCTTTTGTTTCTTCAACAGGCTTTTCAGTTTTAGTTTCTTCAACAGGTGTTTCTGTTTTAGTTTCTTCAACTTTAGTTTCTTGTTTTGGCTCTTCTTTTTTAGCCATATCTACTTTAGTTACTTTTTTTTCAGTAACTAATTTTTTAGGTTTCTTTTTTATTTTAAATTCACCTTGTTCTAAGGTTCCGTCAGGAGCCTCTACTACTTCTTCTTTTGACATAATATAATATAATAGTTAATATAAATTATCTAGGTGCAAATTGTTCTAAACCAATGCCACCTAAATTATCATTACCTTTAGATTCAAAGTTTATAGGTAAACCATCTTCTCTTCTTTGGGTGATCATTTCACTCTGTTGAGTGCCTTGAATTTTAAGTCTTTTATCTTTACGATCTTCTATTTGTTTTTCTTTTTCAGCTATAACTTTAGAGTTTTCTTTAGCTAATTGCATGTTGTAATTAAACTCTTGCTGCATTAAGCCTCTTTTTATTTCAGCTTCTGTTTGAAGTCTTTGTATTTCAAACTGGGACTTAGCTTGCTCTAACTGCACTTTACTATTAGTCATAGCTTCTTGCTTTTGAAGTTCTGCTAATGCTGTTTTTTCTGCAGTTTCTGCTTGAGCTTGTCCTTGAGCTTGTATTTGCTGTAACTTTAATTGTTGATCTTTAGCTTGTTTTTCTTGTCTTCTTTTCTTTAATAAAGTATTAGCAAGTTTAAGGTTGTTTACATTTCTAATATCTATAGCATCTTCTAAGTCTATAGACTGAGTAGATAAAGCGACTTGAATATTTTGTTCTAGTTTAGCTTTTTCCTCATCATCTGGCTCTAGTTCTATAAATATCCCAAAGTCATGTATATTTACTTTCATTAACTCATCTAACGTATTAGTATTAAAATTAGATATACTATTAATTAAAGACATTCTAGTAAGAGGAAACATTAACGAGTCATTAACTCTTAAAGATATATTTTCACAAGTCATTAAAGTTAAATATAAACTAGCTTGCAGTATATGCCTAGTAGCTGTATTAGAGTTAGCAGCTGCTAATTTTTGTAAACCTACTAATGAATTTTTATCAGGATTACTACCATCTCTAGCTTCATTTAATCCAGTTACATCTCTTATCATTTGTAAATAATAATTATATGTCTGAATTAATGATCCAATTTTAGCACCGCCAGAAGACGATTGAAGTTCTTGAACAGGTACTCTTCCTCTGTTCATTTCACCATCCTGTGTTAAACTTCTACCTATAACACTACCAGTTTGAAAATACATATTTAATGCTTCAGCTGGATTGTAATTCGTGCCATTACCAAGATCAACTTCTGCTAAACCATCCATATCTAAATATACACCATCAGGTACCATACGAGACATTACTTGCTGTAACTTTAAATGTGTTAATTGTATCATATCAGCAAAGCCAGTGATTCTACTTACTAAACTTTCTATTCTACCTTGATACATGCGTGGAGCTGTTATAGTATAGCTAAGATTTACTTTACTTGTATCAGCATATGGTCTTGTCATATTTTCTGCTAAACGCCAGTCAAGCATTTCTTCCATACCTAGTACTTTAGCTCCGCTATATAATGTCTCAATTGATCTAGAAGCTTTTTTAAAGTTATCTGTTTCTTTAACTTCTAAAAATGTATCTTCTTTCTCTATAGTTTTTTCTAACCCTGTAGCAGTAGTCTTTATTTTAAATACTTGATCTATATAACTTTTCCATTCAAAATATAATACTTGAACAGTATTCTGATCATACCTACCATTAAAGTTAGGAGAATAAGCTGTATTGCCTGTATAGTTCTGTAGTTTTTTAACTTGCTCTGGAGTTAAGCTTGGGAATTGTTTTTTAAGTTCTACTATAGGAACGTTTTTAACTTCACCTACATAATATACATCTTCAAAATTAGGATCGTTAGTATAAGAATAAACGATATTAGCTGGGTCTACATAATCAATAACGATACCTTCAGCTGGATTCCAAGATGTTTTTACGCAAGATATACCTAATACAGTTAAATCGTAATTTAATCTTTTTCTAATTAAATGATATTTATTTTTATCTAATACTTGTTGTATAAGTTCTTCTTCTGCAACTTCTATAGATTGTTTGTAATCCATTTGCATATGTGCTGGAATATCATCTAAAGTTTCAGGCGTGTTTTTAGCAGTTGATTCAGATAAATCTATACCAAACTGTTGCATTACCATTTCATTAAACTTCTTAGCTTCAATATCCATCATAATACGCTGAGCGTACTGAGTTCTTTTTCTTAGTGAAACAGGATCTTGAGCCATAGCTTTAACCTCATAAGATCTTTGAGACATACCGTTAACAACTATATCTACAAACTTAGGAATAATAGGTACAGGTTTCCAGTCTAGATTTAAATAGCTTAAGTCACCGTTTATAGCTAGTTCATCTTTATATTTTTGTACTGGCTGTTCAGCTCTAGCATAAAGTCTTAAATTATGAAAATTATTATAGTTAGTCATATATCTATAACCAACACCTTGTGAATTCCTAAACCATTCACCTTCAATAGCTCTCGCAACTTTCAACCCATACTCGTAAGTAGCTTTCTCTGCTGCAGGTACGACCTGATTTGGAAATGTACTATATGTAGTGGTAGCTTGCATATATATTAATTAATTTTTGATATTGCACCGGTATTATCATAAGTTCTAATACCAAGATTTATTTTGTTAATATTTCTTTGTGGAACTGGTCTATATAAATTTTTATTACAAGCCATTATAGCAAGTCCAGAACTAATGGTTGCATCATGTTTAGTTCTATTATTTATATTAAAAGTTGCCCAATCTTCCAGTGTTTTTTGATGATACATATCACCGTAGTTATTTTCTTTAGCACCTACAAAACCTTCTATATAACTTTCAACTGCTGCAGCGTGTGCTTGTTTAATATCTTCACTTGAGTTAGGTATTCCACCTATTTCTCTCTCTGTTACAGATAATTTATTTATAAGCTTGTCTGGTCGATTCATAGAAAAACCTCTATAACCTCTACGCTTTAAATAATACAATAATCTTGGTTTGTTATTTTCAGCAAGAATAGGCATGCCATAAAATACTAAAGCCATAAGAACATCTTCAAAAAATATTTCAGCTGTTTGTGGTCTAGCTATATATTCTAAGAAGAAATGATTATTAGGAGCATCTTCCATAGAGAACTTTGTTAGTCCGTGTAATGATCCATTAGACCCTTTACCATCAACAGTACCGCTGATGTCGTAACTATCACAGCCAAAAGCTCCAACGTGCTCGTTACCAGGATATTTAATTCCATTTTTTATAATCACTCGATTTTGTAGATTTTTAGGTGGTACCCAACTTATTTTAAATCTACCTTCATTATTTGGGTAAAACATAACACTAGTATCTTTAACTCCATTTATCCAGTTAAAACTACCTTGTGTTAAGTTTGCGGCATTATTTAAACTATCATTATAGTCTATTTGCTCGTATATTTTAGTTAAATTAAACAGACTTTGTTTTGCTTCATCTCTAAATGCGTGAGCTTCAGTTCTTGGAAACTGTCTGTAATATTCATTTAAACTGTCTTGATCACTTTTGAGTCCATCAACTTCGTTTTCCCAGTGTTCAATAACTCCTGTTGTAATTTCGTAACCATCAATTCCTTTGACTGGATTTTTACCTCTAATGAAGACAGGTAATCCATAAGTATCCATGAATCTC